GGAGGTCTAGATAGCGAGAGAACGTTCGTAAAGCAGATCGTTCAGAAGTATATCCCTACGGATGCTAATACCGATGATCTATTTAATGTAGAAAGCGAAGATCCCGCGGAATAAATAGGATCACATAGTGTGAAGGAGAGCTCATCGAAAGATGGGCTTTCCGTGTATTCACAATAATTTACGGTAAATCATAAAAATTTTTTTTGGATTGAGTGGGGGTATGTGGTGTCTCTGTCGAGGCAAGATTTTTCAGCTATAGCCCCGTTGTTTTGATAGATACATTATATGTATATATATAATCACACTAGGAGACTTCAAGTGCACACTATAACACCTTTCCGTACTCATGCCCAAGGATTAGAGGGTTGGCTGGCTATCGTAGATGGCCTTACCGTAGGTCATATATTCATGCAACTGGAACCTGATCGAAGAATAAAATTTCTAGACGCTTGGGTTCATCCCGAACATAGACGTCAGGGTATATTCAGATCGTTATGGGAGACTCGTTGGGGTTATGTTCGTACTACTTATCCAGATCATACAGTGTATGCTTGGTGTTTACCCGGATCATTACCGTTACTACTAGAGAAAGGTTTTCAAGCAGGAGAGGTATGTACATATGTAGAACGACCAGTAACTCTACCTGATACCTCACAGTACACGCTTCCACTTGTTTAACATTATTTAATATAGAATTAATATTGGCTTAATATAGTCTGGACTTACTTGTTATATTTATATACATGAAAGACAAGATAGACGTAACTCCTGTAATATATATAACTTTAATGATAGTTGTATTTTTGATCGCACTAGCGTAAGCGCAACGTTCGCTTCGCTCACCCGCATCTCCCTCGCAAAATAACCCCCTAAACAGTTGGAAACCCGAGAAATAGTTCTTATATTTATAGTATATAAATCAATAATAATACACTATGACTTTAATTAAAATTAAATTACCTACCGTTAAACTTTCTAAAAATACTAATGATGATGATTTCTTAAATGCTTTTCTTTATCATAATACTGACTACTTTGGTAAATGTATTGAGAATGGTATCAATAAAATCTACATGATGGGTCAAGATCCTAAAGCTCCTATCTGTAAAGGTAATGATCAAAACGTTGGTATCCATTATGAGACTGGTAAATGGAAGTGGGGTTCTGTTGGTATGATGAATAAAATGATCCGAAGAGGATATGTTACTATCGCTAAAGATCATAATAATGACTGTTACTGTTTGAATGCTACCGCTAAACTTGTAAATAAGATATTAACTGAAATAAATAAATCTTTATAATAATGGATTGGATTGATAGAATGCGACAAGAGAACCCATGGGCTAAATATTCAGAGATGGGTTCTATCGATAAGAAAACTGGTAAACGTAAATACTATACCGTAACTAGAAACGTACTGAGAGAAACGTTCTCTTGTACTTGTCCTGCTAGTCAGTTTAGAAGAGGACAATGTAAGCATATAACTAGACTTCGTGAAAAACTTTCTGTGTAAACAGTTGGAAGTCTGAGAAATAGTTCTTATATTTATATTATAATTTTAAAAAATAAACACTATGGCGAAAGCGAAAAAACCTGCCGAGGTAAAATACGGAATCGAAATTACTAAACCTCACTCTCAAGAAATGTACGATCATAACGATATGGTTGCTGCTGAAATGAAAGCTAATATTCTTAATAAGTGGAAAGAACTACTTACTATCCTAGAAGAAGCTGATAGATTTATTATGCATAGAGAATGGACTGAAGAGCATATAAAAAATGATTATGGTCTTCCTGAAATAGTTAAACTTCAGAGATTAGTTTGCTTTTCTGGTTATGGCGATGGATATACTTTTGAAGATGTAGATAAAGAATTTAGAAATGAATTAGATATGATGCAAAATTATGCTATTCATCAAGAGTACTCTTATGGATGCTTCGAAGGACTTCTTCCTAGAACTAGTTTTATGATGTTAGGTCATTCGAACGAGAAGTTTGATTATCATGTTAAGGATGCTGAAGGTAAAACTTCTCCTGCGTGTTATGAGTCTATTCCTTGCTCTAAAGAGTTAGATGAGGAGTGGCATAGAGAATCTGAAGGTGGTATATGGTCTGAATTTGCTGAAGAAGGCTTGACTAAATAGTTGTTTTTATTAATTAATTTTCTTATATTTAAATATGAATTGTTGTAAATGTTTTAAAGAGATAAATCCGCTAAGGTTGAAAGCTTTACCGGGTACTCGAACTTGTGTTAATTGTAGTACTACTGCGCCTATATATGCTAGGCCTATTATTAGTGGTAAGACTACTTATTCGGAATTAGAAATTATTAAAGATCCTGTTGCTGCTGAAGAGATGCGTAGATGGGATCGTAAAGGTAGAACCGGTTATGGTTCTTCGCTTTATAGAGTTAGAAGTTAAATGAGTGATGCTATGGGATTTTTTAAACGTTGGATAAATATAGAGAGTATAACATCGATTTATAATCGTGAAGGTGTAGAAGGGGTAAAAAATTATCTTAATTCTCCTGATGCGATTATTATAACCGATGATGAATCAGAATCTATATATAATGTTTATAGAAAAGGTCACTCAGATAGTAAACTAATTAAAGAGATAGAGAAATGTATATCAACGGAAAAAGAATAACCTTAGATGAATTAGAAAGTTTAGCTAATAAGCTAATAGGTTCTATTATCGATGACTTATATAATGATATCGATAAAAATGGTCTAGGTCAAGCTGTACCTGGTGATAAAGATAAACAACTATCTGTTTTAAAAAAGATGATGAAATACTATATCGAAAGAGAGGAATATGAGAAGTGCGCTTCCCTCCGAGATTTAATTAATATACATGCACTTCGTTAAGACCGGCTTGCAGCCCAACTGCTAAAATTAAAATGGCTTACAAAAGAAAGCAAAAGCACTCTTGGCAAAGAGGAGCTAGAAAAACGATCCATAATCAAGGTAAAAAATTCAACCCGGGTCGTTATGGAGAAGTTTGGGGTTCTATTAGATTCGAACAAGATTGGGATAGAGTACCTCAAGGTGATGCTCAAGGACCTGTTATTGGTAAATTATTTATCGGTGATAAATCTCATGAATTAACTTTCTCAGAAACTAATCGTATTATAGAAACTTTAAAAGATGCTCAACATGCTCATAATGTAGGAGTACGATTAGGGAGAACTAACTCTCATGCAGGAATTAAAAATGGAATTTATTAATGAAAAAGTTGCCTTTCTGCAAAAAAAGTATTATATTAAATATATTATATACTATTAGTAATATAGTAATATATATAATGATAATATTATTCTGGTTATTAATAGTTATAATATAATAGATTATTTAGGGATACTATGGACGTTAAGAAAAAACTGAAATATTTAGCTGATGAACTTTTACGAATGAAAGATCATGAAGAAGCATTAAGAGATTTAGGTAGAAGAAATCCTGAACAAGCTAGTGCTATAGAGAATATTTTTGCTGCGTTCGAGAATTTAGATAAAGCTAAAGAGATAGATAAATTAATGTCTGTAGTATCGTTAATAAAAGATAATATCTTGAAGAGTAAAGGTTATAATAATTTTTCTGAAGAAGAATATCAGGAAGATAAAAATAAGATCTTTAGTATAAAAACTAAACTAGTTTCTACGAATACAATAACTAAATCAAGTATGAATATAGTTAATAAAATTTATAAGAAACATTTAGGTATTCAAAAGATTTTAAACTCTAGATAGATATTTATATGTGACCGCTAGTACTTGTATTAGCTGCTAATCTGGACCCGGGTTCGATTCCCGGCATCTCCACTAATTAATTTTAACGATATGGGGATGAATGGTATTGACAGGTAGTAAGGGTATAAGGAAGGTCAAACGCAATTAACTGGCGAACAAGTTGAAATGGCGATGGCTGCCTAGATAGGTACCCATACCAAACGGCAAACGGAGACCATGTCGTAAAAGTCTCGGAGGTAAGAGGGTAAGTAAAATGAGTATTAAATGAATGTAATGGATAAATATTTTTCAACTGAAGACATACTTGATGGTAATGTCAATAACTTCTTTGAGTATACTCAAGAAGAGGTTGATGATTTTATACAAGGTTTTGATCCTCTGTATATTAAGAGTATGCATGAAAGTGTATCTAGAGCTCTTAAATTTCAAACTAAAGATACTTCTAAAATAAATAATATTATTAGTATCTTAAAAACGTTAACTTCTAAAGATCTAGATAAGTTAGATAAACTAGTTTATGAATTTACAGAATCTAATCCTAATATGCTTTGGAATATGCTCCATAAAGCTGATAAAGAATATTATAAAGATCCAGATAAATTTTACCAATGGTTATCTAATTTAAATAACGAGGAATTAGATAAAACTATTTATACTGTTGCAGACGGTAAAAAAATACATTCAGATGATATTTATATTAGTAAGAGTGGTCCTACTAAAGTTGAGATACTAGATGGCTATATAGCTATAAGTTCTTCAAATTTAGACGCTTTAAATAGATTCAAAGAGAGAGTTTTACGTTCTAATGATGTTAAATTCGAACATAGAATAAAAAAGCATGATGGAATAACCATTCATAGTTATGTGTTTAATTTAAACAAAACTAATGATTAATACAGGCAGGTTAGTTATTAGAATTATTTTAGGAAATGTTAATTAAAATTATCTTAGGAGATTAATTATGACAAGAATCAATTTACAAGAGCGTTCGTTCTTTCCAACGGACTTATTATTTAGAAATTTCTTCGACACAAACTCAATGTTTCAATCTTATGTTGATACTAAACCGAATTATCCGGTTGATGTATATACTAAAGATAATGAACTTTGTTTCGATATCGCTTGTGTCGGATTAGATAAAGAAGATATCGACATACAAACTGAAGGCAATACATTAAAAGTTTCATACCAGAAACCTAGTATTGAATCTAATTCATCTGATGAAGAAGCTCCTGACTATATACACAAAGGTATTACTAGAAAGAGTTTTGATATGGGATGGAAAATAAGTGCTAAATATAATTTAGATAATATTAGTGCTTCAATGAAAAATGGGTTATTAACTGTTACTATTCCAGTAGCTAAAGAGTCACTACCAAAAATGGTTACAATAAAATAAATTAAAAACCTGCCTGTATTTTAGTTTTAACTATATATATATAATATATGAAAGCAAAAAAACAAGTAATAAAATATCATACTGAAATAATAAATGGTGTATTACATATGGAATGTAGACGTTGTGGTCAGATGACTCCTTGCAGTCCTAATGCAACATCAGTATTATGCAGTGAATGTGTACGTGAGTTATATGAAAAAGACTTTCCTTTTAAACCTAGCTTAGGTTATGTACCTACTGGTAGACCTAGAGGTTGGGCATTTATGAAAGAATATATTGATAAAGATGGTAACGTTTATCATAGAGGTATCGAACAACCGAAATTAAAAGGAACTCTTAAACCAACTGTTATTAAAGCTAAACCACCTAAAAAAAGATTATCTAAAAAAGAAAAAGAACGTATACGGGTAGATGCTTTAGCTAAAATACATAAGCTAAAAAAAGATCTTAGTAAAGCTAAATTTAAAAAAGATATTAAAAAAATTAATTCTGAAATTAGAAAATTAAATAAATTAATTAAGTAGTTGGTTATATTAATTATTTTTCTTATATTAAGTAATAATTAACTAATGGAGAAAGAATATGACTCATAAAGAACGATTATATAACGCTTTAAAAAGCGAATGCGAATCAGATATTAATGAAGCTTTATTAACTTTAGATATGTGCTTCAATAACCCTACTGCAATAGGTGAACATACATCTGAGCATTTTCTTAAAGAAGCATCTAAAGCTTTAGATAAATTAACTGAAGCTAGAGATAGAATCGATGTACTTAATACATATCTTGAAGGTTCAATTGGTAATAAAAAACTTTTAAACGAATAAATATGAAAGATAAAGTAGCAGTGTTTTTAACTATAGCACTTGTATTTATAGCATCTACGTATGTTATTATGATGAGTGTTGGTTATAAAAACGATATTAATAATTTAGAAAAAACTAATCAAAAAATTATATTAGCTAATGATAGCTTAAAATGTGTTATTGATTCCCTTAATACTGAACTTAAAAAATTTGATATTAAATATCAATATGATGAAATAAAGAAAGATATTAAGGATATTATAGATGCTATAATATTTGTTGAGAGTTCTGATAATGATTCTGCTTATAGAGAATCTGAAGACGCTGTAGGTTGCTTACAAATAAGACAGACTATGGTAAACGATATTAATAGAATATTAAAAAGAAAAGGTTCTAATCTACGTTATACATATAATTGTAGATGGGATAGAACTAAATCTATAGAAATGTTTAATATATTTATCGATCATTATAATCTAACAACTGCTGAAGAAATGGCAAGATGTTGGAATGGTGGTCCTAGAGGAATAAATAATCCATATACATTAGGTTATTGGAATAAAGTAGAAAACGAATTAGAGGAAAGTTATGCATCTAGATGAAAATAAAATAGCAGAAAATTGGGGTATATTAATAGATAAAATAAATCTTAACTTCAAAGGCGAGCGTAAAGATAAACTTATTGAAATGTATACATTCTTTCAGGATAGAATGATGTTAATGCCTGCATCAAGTTTCGAACATTTTCATAATTGTTTTGCTGGAGGTTATGTTGATCATATTATTAGAGTAATGGATTGTGCTGATAAAGTTTATACGTCATGGAAAGATATGGGATCTGATTGTTCTGGTTATACTTATGAAGAGTTAATGTTTGCTGCTCTTAATCATGATCTTGGTAAAGTAGGTACGCAAGAGCTAGAAATGTATAAACCTAACCCTTCAGAATGGCATAGAAAAAATCAAGGTAAGATATACGAAATTAATCCTGAAATACCTTTCATGTCTGTACCTGATAGATCTTTACTACTACTTAACGAGTTTGGTATTACGTTCAATCAAAATGAAATGATGGGTATTAAGTTGCATGATGGTCTATATGATGATTCTAATAAACCTTATTTTGTAGCATTTAGACCTGAATCGAGAATGAGAATTAACTTGCCTATTATATTACATCATGCTGATCATATGGCAAGTCAAATAGAATATGAGATGTGGAAATCTGATTCTTCAACGATAGTTAAAGAAACTAAAAAAGTAGCTCGTAAAGCTAATAACTCTAAAAATATATCAGGTGCGAGCGATTCAGCTAAAGATTTATTTAAAGATTTATTTGGAGATACTAAATGATAACTACTATAGTTATATTATCAGTATTGTTAATTATAAGTATATTTTGTATAATTAATTTGTTGTTAAAGCTTGAAAAGATAGATGATCAATTAAGTGATTCAATATCAACATTAGATAATATATATGCTGATATTACTAATGCAATTAATACAATGAGAAAGATAGATAGTAAAGGAGCTTTTGAAGCTGATGATGAAACCGGTACAGTATTTACTGCTCTTAAAGGTGTAATAGATGAGCTTAACGTAAAATATAATATTAAAGAGAATATAGATGAGTAAAACACCAGTTGAATTATTTTATATCAATTTACAAAAAAAGCTTATAGAAGCTAATAAAATAGATAACACTCCTAAGCGTGGTAGACCTAGAAAAAATAAATTATATTTTACTCAAGATACTGAAGATGCTATTATAGCATACAATCAAGAAGAAAGAAACGATTTACGCAATAAAGTTTTTAACGATCATATTTATAAACCGTTAAAAAAGATGGCAGAAAATTTAATTCATAGATATAAATTTTATCACTTTGATGCTGCTTCAAGAGATGTTGAGCATGAAGTTATAGCTTTCTTACTAGAGAAGTTACCTAAATATACTCAAGATAAAGGTAAAGCATTTTCTTATTTTTCAATAGTTGCTAAAAATTATTTGATACAAAATAATTATAAACATTATAATAGAAAGAAAGGTAAAGCACCTATTATGGATATAGATAGGCAGCGTAATATAACTAATGAATTAATTAGAGATGAATATAGAAATGAAGTGCAAGATTTCTATCATCTATTTATTGAACACGCAGAAAAAAATATAGAAAAAATAATAAGATATAAGAGAGATATTCCTATAGCTTATGCAGTCTTACAAATATTTAAAAATTGTGAGAATATTGAAACGTATAACAAAAAAGCCTTATACATTATGGTACGTGAAATGGTGAATGTAAAAACACAATATATTACACGTGTTGTAAATATACTAAAGAAAGAGTACAAAAGACTTTTTGAAATTTATAAGGTTAGTAACCTTCGTTGATATGTATATTATGAAAAATGGTTATAACAATCAAGGTAAAGGTTATAAAAATCGCGATGGCAATAATGCCGCAAAATCAAATAATTTAAGGAGAATACTATGGATTCAGTAATGAAATATGTAACAGGATTTTTCGGTGGTCTTATGACTATCATGATGGCAGTTTTGCCTGTAACAATCCTATGGCAAGTTCTTACAGGAACAAAAGTTTTCGGAATGGATGTGATTGCTAATTTAACTGGTTTAATTAATCAGTTAGGAGAAGCCGGATTCGTTGGACTAGTTGTATTAGTCATCGTTGCATCTTTTTTCACGAAAAAGTAATGTGAGATAGTTACTTATGAAATACTAGTATAGAAAAGCGTCTATAGAAATATAGGCGCTTTTTAATTTTCAATATATTTATATATACGGAGTAATATATGGATAACAAAGAAGAAATATTTGAAGGTAAAACTTTTGATAGCTTATTAAAAGATATTTACGATAATTCAAAACGTAAAGAAACTCAAATACAAATATTAATTACTGAACTTAAACCTATGATTAAAAATATAGGTGATGCAGTAATTATAGTTCCTTTAATAAAAGACTATATGGAGATAGCAGTAAAGAACGATGAAGCACTTATTAAGATGGCAGCTATAGTCCAGAAAGCTCAAAATAGATCTGGTGGTTCAGATGATAACTTAATGTTAACTGAAGCTGAAAAAGAACAGTTAATAGCACAAGTAGAAAGAGTAGGAGTAACTAAAAATGTCTAAATATGCTGATTCTGGTGAATTAATTGAATCTAGTTTTTCTAGAGGAGCACCTCCTCGTAAAAGTTCGATATCAGGTATGGAGCATGCAATGGGTACAGTAGTGCAGGTTCTAGCAGGTAATGAGGAGGATTATAGAGGTATTGGAGATATTTTAGTACAAATAAAAAATACAAATGCTGTACTCGAAGAACATACCGTTTCTCCATTGAATCCATTTCAATTTACTGTACCTATACCTAATGAATTAGTTCATTGTATTAAAGATGGTATAACAGGGGAATGGTATTATACTGGTATAGCTCCTGATAGAGGTCTTATAAACTTTCTAATGAATGGACATCAAACTATTGAACTACCTGATGAAGGTGATGGTACTGAATCACAAGCATTATATACAGGTGATTATTTTGTAGCTATGCCTAATCTTGCTAGGACAATAGATGTGTTTGAAGGGACTACATTACTTCAAGGAAGATATGGTCAAAGTTTAAGATTCGATGGTTCAAATCCTAAAGTAGATGTACCTTGGAAAAGCTCTCAAGGGGGTGCAAGTCCTATTACTATTTTACGTAACGGATATGTACCTATCGAACAATTAAATGCAGATGCTTCTTCTATTTATTTAACATCTGATCAAGAAATTGATTTACCATTACTAGCAACATTACCTACAGACTTAGAAAATAATAAAGATAATTTTGGTCAAGCTCAAATTATATTATATAGCGATAGATTAGTTCTAGGAACATCTTCTGATTCAATTATTTTATCATCAGCTGATACTATAGCATTATGTACACAAAACTGGCAACATGATGTTGATTCAGTTTTAGATTTAATGGAAGCTCTTTTAGGTGAAGTTGAAAAATTAAATACTGAAGTAAGAGCTATAGCTCAAGCAAGTGCTACACAAACTTTTCCTGTACCTATAGTTGGTTCTACTTTATTAAGTGTACAATCACCTACATTTTCAGCATCTACTAATAAGGTAATAACTATTGGTCAGCAACTAAAACAATTAAAAAACAATTTGGATTCATTAAAGCAAAAATAAACTTGCATTATATTTATAATATATACCATACATATGGAGAGAAATAATGAGTAAAATAAATAAATTAGCAACAGTTATAAGAAAAATAGTACGAGAAGAAGTACAAAGAGAAGTTAAAAAAGTTATAAGTGAAAATAGAGAAGTAAAAGAAAAATTAACATTAACGGAAGCTATAGCTCAAACAGAGCAAGAAGATTATCCGACAATGAATACATTTAATGCAGCAGATGCAAGAGCAGGTTTTGCTGCTATGCAAAATAACAATATGCAACCAACAGCGTTTGAAGGTCATAATGGTAGAGTGATTCCTGAGTCTAGTATAGACCCATCAGTTACTAAAGCTATGACACGAGATTATTCTGAATTAGTAAAAAGGTTTAAAAAATAATGGCAAAAATAGTACGAGGTGTAACAGCAGAAGGATTATCAGCTACAGGAGATGCAGCTGTAGGAATGAAGTTTCCTATAAAACCTTTTTCTCCTGATTTGAATTATACTACTGCTAAACAAATCGATACTAATTTAAGAAATCTTATTTTAACTATTAAAGGTGAACGTGTTATGCAACCTAATTTTGGTAGCGATGTTTATTTTTTACTTTTCGAACAGCTTGACGAAGCAACTTTATCTGCAGCTGCAGTAGAAGCTATCCGAGATGCTACCGAAAGATGGATGCCGTATATTGATGTAGTTTTAGTTGATGTAGAAATGAGACAATCAGAACATATATGTAACATTAATATTAACTATCGAGTTGCTGAACTTAATATTGAAAATACTTTAAATCTTGCGGTGAGAATATAATGGCTTATAATAATCAAGAAAATTCAGTTAAAGAGGTAAGATATACGAATAGATCATTTCCTGGTCTTAAACAGAATCTTATCGATTTCGCTAAAACTTATTTTCCTAAAACTGTAAAAGATTTTACAGCTGCTTCTCCATCTACTATGTTTATTGAAATGGCATCTTATGTTGGAGATATTTTATCATATTATACTGACTATGCTATGAAAGAAACTATGCTTCATAGAGCATCTGAAAAGAAAAATATATATGCAATATCACAAGCATTCGGTTATAAACCTAAATTAGTTTCACCGAGTACTTGTAAAGTAAATATGATGATATTAGTACCATCTACTGGTACAGGTAATAATATTAGACCTGATTTTGATTATGCACCTAGAATCGAAAAAGGAGCTATTTTATCAACTGGTGGTAATATAAAATTTGAAACTATAAAAGAAGTTGATTTTAATTTTTCTTCTTCAGTAGATCCAACTAGTATATCAGTATATTCAACGGATGCTTCAACAGGTAGACCAGAATATTATATATTTTCTAAAGAAGTTAGTGCAATAAGTGGTGAAACTAAAACACAACTTATAACCGCAGGAGCTCCAATTGAATACCCATCTTATGTAGTTAATGATACTAATATTCAAAGTATAGAATCGGTTGTAGATTCTGATGGACAATCTTGGACTGAAGTACCTTTTCTAGCTCAATCAACAGTATTTGATGAAACAGTAAATGATATAGCTAATGATCCAACTTTAAGTGCTTCTAGAAAAGATACACCTTATTTATTGAGATTACGAACTACCAGTAGAAGATTTGTAACGAGAGTTACACCTGGGGATAAAGTTGAGTTGCGTTTCGGTTCGGGAATATCTTCAGATCAAGATGAAACTATTATTCCAAATCCTCAAAATGTTGGCTCTAACTTACCTGGAGGTATTTCTAATTTAGATAAATCATTTGATCCATCTAACTTTCTTTATACAGATGTTTATGGTCAAGCTCCAGCTAATACTACATTAACTGTAAGATATAAAAAAGGGTACGGACTTTCTTCAAATATTCAAGCAGGCTCACTTACTCAAATAATTTCAAAGACTGTTACTTTTGATAGTACAAAAAATTTAATTAGCGGTACTAGAACAACAGTTGAAGATTCTATTACATGTATTAATACTGAAGCTGCTACAGGTGGTGCTGGTTTAGAATCAGTTGAAAATGTAAGGCAAAATGCTCTAGGATATTTTTCAACTCAAAATCGAATGGTAACTCGTGAAGATTATGTTATACGAGCATTAAGTATGCCAGCTAAATTTGGTACTGTAGCAAAAGCATTTATAGCATCAGATACTCAAATGTTACCTGAAGAAACTTCTGCTAATAATCCTTTGGCAGTAAATCTATACGTACTTACATATGATGCAAATAAAAAATTAACAACCTTACCTAGAGCAGCTAAAGAAAATTTAAGAACATATTTATCTCAATATAGAATGCTTACTGATGCTATTAATATTAAAGATGGTTATATAGTTAATATAGGTATTGAATTTGAGATTACTGTTTTACCAGGTCATAATTCGAACGAAGTTTTATTAAGAGTAATAACTGCGTTATCAGATAAATATAAAATAGATAATTTAAGCTTTAGTAGTGCTATTTATATATCCGATATTTATTTATGTATCGCAAATGTTAAAGGAGTTCAATCAGTACCTGATGTAAAAGTAAAAAATTTATTTAATGGAAATTATTCAGATCATAGATATAATATAGAAGAAGCAACTTATCAAAATGTAATTTATCCTTCTTTAGATCCTTCTTGTTTTGAGATTAAATTTCCTGATACCGATATTAGCGGTAAAGTAGTGACGTACTAGGGATAATTATGATAAAAACTATATTTCCATCTAAAGATGCAACATTATACGAACATACAGCTAGTATGAATACAGGTCTAGATCCTATACTTGAAATACGAAAAGATATTTCAGGTTCAGGTGGTGATCTTATGCGTTCAAGAGCTGTTATTCAATTTGATACAACTACCATTTCTGCATCGCTTGCAGCTCAAGGTATTAATACTAGTTCTGATTCAGGAAATTTAAAATATTTTCTTAAAATGTTTATATCAAAAGAAGAAGATGTTCCAGCGAGTTATGTATTGCAAAGTTCGGTAGTATTACAAGATTGGGATATGGGTACAGGTAAATTTACTAATGATCCTATTGTTACAAACGGGTGTTCATGGACAAATAGAAAAGCGGGTGTTGCATGGGGAGCTCCAGGCGGTGTTGCGTTAGGAGCTGTCGGTGAAGTTTACCAATCGTTTAATAATGTATCAGGTGATATAGAAATGGATGTTACTAACTTAATTGAAGATTATTGGCACAATGATCCAGCTTATTCTAATTTTGGATTTTTAATACGACGTAGCGGTTCTCAAGAAACTGACTCAACTGAATATGGTAGTTTAGCATATTATTCTAGAGAAACTAATACTATTTATTCACCAAGGTTAGAAGCAAGATATAAAGATGCGACTAACTCCTTTTCAACAGTAACAGGCTCTATAGTTAATGTTAATGATACTATAACTATACGACCAAGATTGCAACCTGAATATAAACAGGGTGATATAACTAGAATATTCGTTGATGTTGATAAACAATATAGTGCACGTTCTCAAGTAGGAGCAGCAGGTACTGTATTTAGATATTTTCTTCCTCAATCAAGTTCATATGCTATTAAAGATGTATCAACAGGAGAGTATGTTTATAATCATGATGAAAATTATACTCAAATTGGAAGAACAGGTAATACATTACATTATTTTGATCTAGATACTAATGGATTGTTTCCTGAAAGGTATTACTGTGTAGAATTTAAAGTGAATTATTATTTAGGTACTAATGTAGTTGGTACTAAACATTATAAACCAAATTTATATTTTAAGGTGAGAAGATAATATGGCTTACGGTTCAGGTGGTTCAAGCGGTGGTTCAAGTGGCGGTAGGTCAATGGCTGGCGGTGGTTCAAGTACTGGCGGCTCAAGTGCACCTGCAGCTGCTAGACAATCTAGAGTAGCTGCTCCAGGTGGTTCCTCTCTCTATGAGTCTTCGTTTACAGTTACTCCACCTCCAAGCTCTCAATCAGCTGACGAGCCCGTAGTTATAGGTCAATCAGGAGAAGTTGAAGTTGATGCTAGCTTTTTTATTGATCATGACAATCCTGAAACAGGTATTTTATCTAGAGAATTGCCGAATCCATTATTTGATTTAGAAGATGTAAATGATTTAGATGATTCAAAAATTTTCGAGTTACTACCTAAAGAACCTAAACTACCTAATTTACCACCTATCAGTTTAGAACTTTTTTCTGCTAACTGGTCACGTGTTATTAATTTTGGAGGTGTTACTGATTTAAATAAAGATCCTAGAATAGAATCGATAGGTGATTGGGCCGAAACTGATAACAATGGTGAGATAATAGGTCCCGGTGAATGGAGTACACGACATAAATGGCCCGCTACTTCAACACTTGATCCTACATACATGTTTTTTACTGCAGACCCTGCTCTATTTTATGCAAACAATATTATAAGTCATTATCAAGAAGATGAAAATGGAGTAGAGCAACCAGTACTAGTACCCGATGAAGATATTAGATGGGAGTTAGATGGTAAAGTAGTATCAACTGGATGGTTTCTTAATTTAAGTGCATTAGATAGAACGGTAGAAAGTTTTAATGATCAAGCTGTAGTAGTACCAAGAACATTAGCTTGTATAGCTACGAATGAAGCTGGAGAGCTTCGTAAAGACTTAAAGTTTGCAGCTATAAATTCAGATGATGCAGGTAATATTTCTAATGTTTCAGGTTTAGGTGATAGTGAAGTAGATAATTTCTCTAGTCAGTTAGAAGGTTCATTTGTACCTGATAATGATGTAAATAGTGAAACATATAGAGGTGCTGTTTTTGTACCAGATCCTAGATATGAACCAAGAGATATTTATATACGATTTGAATATGATCCATTTGATAAAGATCGTTTTTCAAGACGACGTAAATTAAAAAAAGCAACTGCTGAAGTAAGAGTTGATGGTGAAAGAGTATTTAGAGGTAGAGGTACAACTATACAGGATAAATGGAAAAGAAGAGATAGAAGAGATAAAAGGCATCAAGATGCTTTAGATTTTGGGTTCAACGAGCTTTTTAATAATAATGGTAGAATTAAAAAAGCTTTACGTAATGAGAGAGGTGATAAATTAGAGCAGTTTGGTATTTTTGATTTAACTCAAGGTCGTAGATCAGCTTTATTATATGATGAAGTTGATAAAAATAAAAGTAGATTAATTAAATTTCAAAAACCACCTGGACCCTTTAGCATTACATTTTATACTAAAATAAGAACAAGGCGTGGTGGTTGGTTCAGTAAAAAAATAAATGTAGTTTATGAAAAAGAAATTAATTTTCAATCAGAACTTGCATTAGATACAGCATTTAATGCATCAACGCAAGCAGTTCAACCGATCGATCTCGGAGTATTCAAAGTTAGTGGAACAAGAAAAGAAGATAATGAGTTACCATAATGGCTATAGATAGAAATGATTTAATAATAGATGAGTTTGCGCAACCGATTTTTGATAAAAGTTTAACGCAAAGTATTAAAATATCTGGCGGGGAAAATTTTCTAGTTAATCCTCAACCAAACGATATTTTAGTGTTCGAATTATTAGATCAATTTAATAATTTGATCGAAACTCGTGAAGGTCATCTTTCTAGTATACAAGGGTTAACTTATGAGAATGGTTATCTTAATATCGATACATTTGAGATTATAGCTAATTTCTTTAAAAAAGTACGTGGTCAATATATTTTAAAAATATCAGGTTATAGAAAATATATTTATGAAGATTTGTATGATGAAAATAATAATCCTATCGATATATTAGATGAAAGTCCTAATAATATAATATACAGTACTGTAAATGTAGTTGAAAGATCAAAGTCAGGTAGAGAGATAAGAGTAAGATGTAGAAATACTGATGTAACTTCATTCAATAATTTTATAACAGATACTAATCCAAGAGCTATTCCAGTAGATGGATTCTATTGGAAGTATATGAACTTTACTGATGATCCATCTCAGTTTACTACAGTATATTTTGCTAAAAATGAAGATGGGTATGACACAAATGTAAATCTAGCTTTTTCTTCAGAACAACAATATGCTGAACACAGAGAAGCGAGAGGTTTACCAGGTATAACTCCTGATGGTAAATATATTTATTCAGGTGTTAGAGAAATAAACCCTGATGGTTCAAATCAAATAATACAGTATATAGACGATCAAAATTTATTACTATCAGAGACTGATATTTGGCCTTTATATTTAAGAGTACCACAACCTAACTCTGGTTATGTTAATTTAGTTGCTACTAACTGGATGTTTCATGAATATTATGTTAAAGATCCAAAAAATATTAACGATAACGAGCAACCTGAACCTATTGATACGGTAATATTTAAACTAGCAGTACCTGCAGATAACTCTATTGGTGCAGATACTCCAATGGAGCTCTTACGACCTTTATTTATGCCTTTCGAAGTAAGGCTAGAAATCGATATACCAGTTATAATCGATGAAGCGTTTACACAATTAAGAGGTCCTAATCTTAAATTGGATGTAAATAAAAATGCTGGTAAAGGAACATTAGTAAAAAATAAAACTGACCTTGTTGGTAGTAATCCTGATATAGCTAGTAGATTAGAAGGATCTATAATTAGTGGATCACAAGCAGTTGAATTAAATGTTGATTTTAGAGAGTTTAAAAATTTCGTTAATTTTTCTTCTGCCGAAGAACGAGTTAAAAATGTATTTTATAAAATAGGAAGAATAGAACATTTTGCATCTAAATCAGCAGCTCTATCAACAGGGTTTGCAGGAAGTGATTCAGATGTTACAGGTTCTTCTACACATCTATCAGAAAAATTACGTTTCGATAATTTAAAACATGGGATGTTAAATAGCTTTACACCTTATGAAAAATATGTTTATTATGAAGATAAACCTGTATTTACTATATACGACGATGATGGTGAAAGAGTAACAAATGCTCCTACTTACCCTAAACAAGATAATGAAAGAACAGGTCTTGGATATAATTTATTTTCTGTTACTTCATCTGAAGCTGTTGCATGGTATCAAGCTACTTTAGCAACTGCGTCTGCTTATGATACTGAAAATGTATCACTATTAAGAAATACCGTTCCAACTCATATCAAAGCAGATCCTGATAATGATTCATATACATTATTTTTAGATATGATAGGTGAACATTTTGATGATTTATATTTCAGAATACAATCATTTGAAAATTCTTATCGTGGTGAAGAAAATATCGATATCGGTTTATCAAAAGATTTAATTTTAGAAACGGCTAAATCTTTCGGTATAAATCTTTATCCCGGTTTTAGTTCGAATGACTTATGGGATTATGCTCTAGGTACTGATAGTTCAGGAACTTACCAAGCTTCCGGCTCAGGTGAAACTAGAACTTTTGTGAAAAAAGATTCTCATTCTTCGAACGATATAGAAAAGCAACAATGGAAACGTATATTAAATAATTTACCATTGTTAATGAAAACTAAAGGTACTGCTCGAGGTATAAGAGCTTTACTTGCTACTTATGGTATACCGTTAACTATTTTAAATATAGATGAGTACGGTGGTGCACCTGCAGAACGTACTGAAGATAAGCGTGAGATACAAAGATTTAATTACGCTATGGATTTTTCAGGGTCTAGTAGAGTTACTTTTGGACATCAAAATATAAATCCTGCTACTACTGTAGATTTACCTTTGTCAGTACAAAGTCCGATAGATAGATTTCCAAGTATGTACGAATTTAGAATCGATACTCAAACTACCCAAAGTATGCTTTTATTTAGTATAGGAGGTGACACACCTGAAAATGTTCTTTTATATCTTGAAGTATCTTCTTCAGCAACTGGAAGTGATTCACCTAGCGCTATAGCAGCTGGATCTGCTTCTGCTTTTTGTAAATACGGTAGACTTACAGCTATAATATCAGGTGCTGGTTCAGATGTACCGAAATCAGGTTCTACTTCTTATGCACCTTTTTATAATAATGATTGGTGGAATATTTCTATTGGTACAACAGAACATCCTTCCGGTTCGAATCAAACCGGTAATAGTTTAGAAGTAAGGTATGCTACATCAGGCGAAAATTCAAACGGTAGAATAACTCATTCAGGCTCAGTTAATATACCATTAACAGCAGCACATTCAGCTAATTGGAGCTCACTTGAATTTACTTCTTTAGGTGGTGGACAATTATTAGAACATGCTAATAGTTTTAATACTACTGCTAATCTTGGCATACAACCATTTTCAGGCTCAATACAAGAGTTTCGCGGATGGTTTGAATATTTAAGTGAAGATGCATTTCATCAACATACTTTAGCTCCAACTTCAATTGTAGGTGATACAGTTGATATGGCGTACAATGATTTATGGATGAGATTACCGATGGGTACTGACGGACATCGTCTAACAGTAAACAGTAGTGGGCAAATTTCCCTTGGCACACAGACACATAACTATTCAGGATCTGTACCATTTGCTGACTGGGATGGTAATGATGTATGGAACGGATTAGTAGGAGTAAATTTCCTAGGCTTTCCTGCAGATTCTACACCGTTTTCACCTAAGTCAGAAACTTATTATGTTAAAGTACCTCATACTGCAGGTCCTTCTAAACATTCAAATAAAATTAGAATTGAAGACAATATATTACGTAACAACCAATTAGGAAGCGAAACATCATTCGAACAATCTTCCTTCGATTCTAATCCTTTAGATTCAGAAGATGTTTCCGTTGTATTATCACCTTCGGATGATATCGATACTGATATTGCTATGCAGTTCGGTGGTTTCGATTTAGATGACTTTATAGGAGACCCGAGAGATAGATTTAAATTAGAATATTCTACTTTAAGAAGTATCAAACAAAAATATTTTAAAAAATATACCGGTGGTACTAATGTAATGGCATTCGTACAATTCCTAAGATCCTTCAATAAAGGATTATTTAAACTTATAGAAGATTTTATACCTGCAAGAGCTGATGCAGTTGTTGGTATTGAAATTAGACCTACTTTGCTAGAGAGATATAAACTTAATCAACCTATGTCAGCTTCTCAAGAAACACTATTTCATACTCAAAGTATTTCTATAAGAAATAGTCATGATTTACCTAATAGTGATATACCTAGCACTCAAACATTTGAATCAAGCGATTTTGGAACATTAACTGAAACAATAGGTATAGGAGCAGCTCCTTCAAGACAAAGAAGTGGTTCAGGTGAACATAATTATTTTAATTTATATGAAGGTTCAACATATCTAAAAGATGTATTTGGAGAAACAACTGAATCAGCTATACAACATCATATATCTGAATCTAGATTAGCTCCTTTTGGCAGAAAAGACAGAAGAATAAAAATACCTACTTACAACTTATATAATAAACCGGAATACAATAAAACTATAACAGGTTCAGGATGGACTACAGTAGTAGATCTCGACTTTACTAATTCTAATCTTGCATCATCTACAATTGATGATGGTGATAGTGAAGCTTACTATAATATAAATAATTTTTTTGATCCTATATTAGGTAATTCATGGTTTCAGAGAGATTCCGCTGCTGGAGAAATGTCTATAGCTAATGGAGCTCTTACAGTTGGAAATAATAGTGGTAATGATCAAAGGTGGCTTCAACTTCGTAACGCATTTAAACTAGAAAAGAATGCATTATATAGAATGACTATAACAGTATCACAATCAGCGAACGCAACAGATGAAGATGATAAAGTTTATTCAGGATTTTCATTATATAGCAACAAACATTTAGTAAATGATTCAACACATCCTGCTGGTGAAGGATGGATACAAATGATATCTCCTTCAACAGGTGAATATGGAAATAGTTCAGCAGCATATTTTGCAGCTTCAAGTTTAACATTAAAAAACTTACCAGGACTAGGTAAAGATATTACAGTACGAGGCACACTAGCTAACCATCATAATAACTTGGTATTCGGTGCAGTAAATGATTTTGAACTAGGAGGCTCTAATATGAGATATATATCTGATATTGGTGCTGGTTCAACTAAAGGAACTTTCGCTGCAAATCGTTTCACTCACTTTTCACCCATGATACTTTTTAATTTTAACGCTGATGATGGTATAATAAGACTAACACAGTTTAAAGTGGAAGTATTACCTGATGCATTCGTTAACGTAAATCCTAACTATGAATATAGTCCCGCTCAAAGAAGATTAATTATTGATGGTACTAGAATGACATCAGATGATTTTAATGTAGGAAGTCAAGAAACTATTGATGGTGGGCCAGTAGTTGAATATGTATTAGTTAATCCAAATATTATTACAGTTGACGGGCCTGCGACTCAAGGAGGACCTTTAGGTAAACCTGGACTCGGTGGAGGTAATTTATATACAGGAAGACCTGTTTCAAATCGACCTCAAGTATCTGCATTACCTGCTCAACGAAATATAACGGTCAGATAAACGTGGAAAATATTTTTAACTTATATTTATTATATATACGATAACTAGGAGATTAAATATGGGATATTTAGATAATTCATCGGTAACAGTAGACGCTGTTCTTACTAAACTTGGTAGACAAAGATTAGCAGAAGGAGCTCTTAATATTACGAAGTTTGCTTTATCAGATGATGAAATTAATTATGCAATGTATGATACATCGCACAATTTAGGAACAGCTTTCTATGGAGAAGCAATTGAAAGAATGCCTCTTTTAGAAGCATTTACAAATGATGCACAAGCATTGAGCAACAAGTTAGTTACTTTACCAAAAAATACACAAATTTTACCGGTAGTATCATTAGCTCAATCTTCTATATCGCTAACCAATCCAGGTCAATTTGTAGTACTTACACCACAAACATTAAATGTAACCGGAGCTAATTCAGGATATACATTTACAATTGGCAATACGGATATTGTTTCAATGCAAATACAAGGTACTTCAGTTGATGCATCAGGTACGGCTGTAGTAGCGGCAGTAGCTGCAAGGGGTGCTAATTATATACCACCTCAAACAGGTAACAAGCTTGCAGGTACTGTTACAGGATTATCTGTTAAATTAACTGCATATTCTATTTCACAAACAACATCAACTACATTAACCATATCAGGTAATGATACAGGTGGAACTGTTACTATACCAGTTACTGTATCACGAGATAGTTCGTTAGATTAGGAGATAAATAATGGCGTATACAAGATTTGAATCAGAAGATATAATTTTAGGTAATGTAGTTAACGGTGTTACATCAACTCTTTTTTCTGAAAATGCATCAAGCTTAACTGCATTTCATACATCATCAACTCAAACAGCTTCTGTTAGTGGACCTTATCAATTTGAGATTTATAATTCTAACCCGCAAAGTGATACTAATGCACAAGTTCAATTTAGTATTGCATACGGTCATTTCAAAGGGTCAGGGTCAGTAAGACAAACAGGTGCAACCGCTGGTAATTCACCTACTAAAGCAGTTTTCTCTCAATTTAGAAACTTACTTCTTGACGATCCTACTGATACTACCGCATTTGTAGATGCAGATGGTTCAGGTCATGGTGCAGCGTTTTTTGTAACTATGAATCGTGCTAGATTCAAGCAAGGTGTTAATCCAGGTAACTGGGAGTTACATTTATCAGCTTCAGCTGGTCATTACACAAAAAGTGTAGTAAAAGTAATTGACGATAGTACTGTATCTGACGGTAGCACGGTTAATGGTCACTTAGTATATAATATAGTTAGCGGTTCAGAAACTGATGGAGTATATTCTGATGGTTCAAGTAATACCCATTACTGGGGTAAATTTTATCCTGAATTAGGAATATTACAATTTTCAGCTAATAAATTTAGAGAAGGTAATACGCTTGGACCACAATCATCACCAGGTTTAGGTATGACAATTGCTAATAGCGCAAATACTAATGATGATATGAATGGCAAGTTTTATGATATGATTAATAGAGGAAAGTTTTTTGCTATACGTTCTCAAGAAGATGTAGCATCTACTCACTACTTTATAAGAGTAAAAAATTCTCAATATAATTATTCAACTAATCATACTTATCAAAGAACAGGTTCAACCGGTAATATAAATGGACAACTTTTACATAATTCATTTATACAAAACCCTCAAACATTTATTACTACAGTAGGATTATATAATGATTTTAATGAATTACTAGCAGTAGCAAAATTAAGTAAACCTTTACTAAAAAACTTTGAGAGAGAAACTACTATTCGAATTAAGCTTGATCATTAGGAGATAGTTTATGTCAAGTACATTTGTTTATAAAGATGTAAAAACAACTCCTCTTAATAAAAAGCATATTGCTCATAAAGAATGGACTATAACTGATGAAACTGCTACCAACTTTGGAATAGTAAGTTATAGCGGTCAGTATTCTAATGGTGAATTTTATATAAGTGATCCTTCATCATCTAATGTAGCTCTCGAACCTTTAACATCTAATAACTATTATAAAAGAACTATATTTAATTCTATTCATAGTAATTATTATACTGATATTGAAAGTTTTGCTAAATCGAAAGATAATGAATATCTTGGACAACAAATAAGAACTTTAAATCAAAAATTTATTAACTTATCTATACCATCAGGTATATTTGGTCAACGAATAAAAGAAAATTCATTTTCTATGAGCCATGCATCCTATGCTACATTACGAGATGATGGTACTGGTAATATAATAGATCAAAACGTAACTAATCTTTCAAATTTCAAAAGATTAAATAAATCCGATTATATAATTAAAGTCGATTTCAACGATGGGTGGAAATTTTTAAAAGGTAATCCAGCAACCGATACTACTTTTAGAACAGGTACTTTAAATTTAAGCGATATATCAGATGGGCCTTTTGAACCGATAGGTGAAAATATAACTTTCGGTATTCATAAACTAACACCTGATGGATTAGCTACAACACAGATAGTTTTTAAAAGTGGAGCTGGAGCGTCAGGTGCTACTGTTACTGTAACTATAACTGATGCAGCCGGTGTTTCAAAAACTTATATTTCTGATGGTACTAGTGAAGGAGCACTTAACGGTTCGGCACAGGTTGGGTTTAATGGAAGTGCTGGAGGAGCTGCTATTAAAGCAGCTAGTTTAAAAGCAGCTATCGATAGTGCAAACGGTCATAATGGTAGTATAACTACTGAAATTATAACTGCGGGTGGAACAACCGGCGATACAGTTAAACTTACACAAACTATTGCAGGAGTATCTGGTAATACTAATTTAACTGCTGGAAGTTCTACATTTACTAATCTTCTTGATGTTGATGTTACTACAACTCCATTTACAGGAGGAGGATTCCTTCCAATAATATTATCTGGTTCGTTTGGTGTTGAAGATAGTACATTTTTAAAAATGCATGGTTCACATAGTATCAATTCTGAATCAAACAGTTTTGTACGAATAGATCGAACTGCTATTTTAAATAATGAAAGACGATGGAATGATTCATATTCAGTTTCATTTTGGTTAAATGCACCTCCATCACAATCAGTTACTTCAAGTTTTACAGGACCTTTTGAACCTACTAATACTAATGTTGGTGAATACAGCTTTAGAACTCTTGAAACCTCAGATAATAATGTTATTGCAACATCAAGGGGTAATAGTAATGATATACCTTGGGAGATACAATTATTTAATAGATCGTCTAGTGATAAAGGTAAAATAAAATTTATAAGAGGTAAAAAAGAAAATTATACTGAGATAACTTCTTCTGCTGCTTTAAATGATGGTGAATGGCATCATATAGTAGCTCAAGTCGACGCTTCAGATAGTACAATGCAGTTATATGTAGATGGTGCATTACAAGTAGCTTCTAAAACTGATCCCATGGCGAACGAGCTTATACCTGGTCGTGGCGATATACATATTGGTGCTAGACAATCAGGATTTAAGTCAAGACAATTCTTTGGTTTAGTAAATGAGCCAATAACTTCTAATACTGGTGCTATTCTTACCGGTCAAAGACAACGAAGAGTTTATAACAATAGAGCAAAAAATTATATTAATCCTTACTCCGGTTCACTCGATAAGTTTAAAATAGTGAATAGAGCATTAACTAGTGCTGAAATAAGTTCACTTTATAATTATTATAGAGATACTGATATTGTTGGTAATGTATTTTATAATCATGGTATGGCAGTTATTACTGATCCAAGTGGTTCATATACCTCTTTAATAAACGATTATACATTAAAGTTTAAAGCAACAACTGAACATACTATACATAACTATCAATGTATTATAGAAGATGAAGAATATAATTTTACTTTTAATCCATCAGTTAGAAAAAATCAAGATAAAAATAACGATAGATTACAAGGATTTGCTACAGCATCTACATTTGCACCTTATATTACAACAATAGGACTTTATAATGAGTTTAATGAGTTATTAGCGATAGGTAAACTTGCTAATCCTGTAAAGAGTCCTCAAGAATTAGATCTAGTTATTAACGTTCAATTTGATACATAATATGAGTCATTGGTTATATAAAAATAAAATACTAGAAGAAGCACCTGAAGGATATTTTGGTTTTGTGTATTTAATTACAAATCTAAAATCAGGTAGAAAATATATTGGAAGAAAATATTTCGGTACAACTCGTCGAGTAAAAGTAGCTGGTAAAAAAAGACGTAAAGTAATTAGAAAAGATTCCAATTGGAAAGATTATACTGGATCATCTAAAGAATTAAATGAAGATATAAAAACATTAGGAATGTTGCAGTTTCGATTTGAAATTCTTATATTAGGTAAAACTAAAGGTCAAGTAAACTATCTAGAAGAAAATATACATCACAGATTTCATGTTTCTTCTAGTTACGAGTTTTATAATGATTGTATAGGCCCACGAAGATTTGCTAACGTAAAACTAGAAGAAGGCGTATATGATATTATTAAAAATATTGTTGTTTAATTAAATTATTTTTCTTATATTTATACTGTGAGTTTATTGAGTTTACTAGAGTCGGTTATAGGTAGGTCTAAAAAGACCTCAGGCAATAATGTTTCATTTAAATGTCCTTTATGCAATCATTACAAGCATAAATTAGAGGTAGATTTAAATACACAATATTGGCATTGTTGGGTATGCAATTCTAAAGGTAGAAAATTATATAATCTTTTCAAGAAGATAAATGCTACTATTACCCAGATAAAAGATTTAAATAAATATGTTGATTCATATGTTCCTGTTAAAGAAGAAAAGGTAACGCACGTTTCTTTGCCATCTGAATTTAAATTAATTTTAAATGGTAATAAAAATAATCCTGAGTTTAGGAATGCTTTAATGTATTTAAAAAATAGAGGTATAACAAGGCATGATATAGTTCGTTATGGTATCGGTTACTGCGAAACAGGTCCTTATGAAAAAATGATTATTATTCCTAGTTATGATCATAACGGAAATCTTAACTTCTTTACAGGTAGAAGTTATTATAAAGATGCTACGTTTAAACATAAAAATCCTAAAGTTAGTAAAGATATTATAGGGTTCGATCTTTTTATAAATTGGAACCAACCTATTACTATTGTTGAAGGGGCATTCGATGCAATAGCTGTAAAACGAAATGCAATACCTTTATTCGGTAAAATTATACTTGATAATTTAAAAAAGAAAATAATTGAGAAAAAAGTTGAAGATATATATATTGCTCTTGATAGTGACGCTAGAAATAAAGCTTTAGATATATGTCAATATTTTATTGATAATGGTATTCGAGTATACTTGATTGATTTGAAAGATAAAGATCCTTCGGAACTTGGTTATAAAAATATTATTAGTAAAAAACAAATGACTTCAAATATAACTGGTAGTGGATTAATGATGCAAAAATTAGGGAGCATGTTTTAATGGTAAAAGATTATAATTTAAGTTTCGATAAAGTAGAAAAAATACTTCATGTAGCAGATGTTCATATAAGAAATTATCAACGACATAGGGAATATAAAGAAGTATTTAAACAACTATATAAAGCGTGTAAAGAATTACCTGAAAATAGTTTAATTTATCTAGCAGGAGATATAGTTCATAATAAAACTGATATTTCACCTGAATTAATTGATATTACTTCAGATTTTTTAAATAATTTGGCTAATATTCGACCTACCCTATTAATAACAGGGAATCACGATACTAATCTTAATAATACTAGCAGACTAGATGCATTAACTCCTATAATTAAAAATCTTAATAACCCTAATTTATATTACTTAAAAGATTCAGGAGTATATAAATTTGGTAATGTACACTTTACAGTATTTAGTATATTCGACCATCCTTCTGAATATATAAAAGCTAACTCATTTAATGCTAATACTAAAATAGCTTTATTTCATGGACCTGTAAAATCTTCTAAAACTGATATAGGTTATGAAGTAACAGGAGATGAGTATACTGCTGATTTATTTGATGGTTATGATTTATCATTACTTGGTGATATTCATAAACGTCAATATGTAGATAAAGATAAAAAAATATGCTACCCAGGATCTCTTATACAACAAAATTTTGGTGAAGCATTTAAACATCATGGTTATGCGATATGGGATGTTAAAACTCGTAAACCTAAATTTTTTGATATACCTAATAATTTTGGTTTTTATACTATAGATATAAAAGATGGCATACTTCCTAATATAGATGATATACCAAAGTATCCTAGATTACGATTAAGAACTAAGAATACTACTGAAGCTGAAGTTAAAACTATTCTTAAAGAGATAAAGAAAAAAAGTCGTATAAATGACGTAGTTATAATAAAGCAAGATAAAATAAAAGGACAAGCTTCAACATCAAGATCACTAACAAGAGACGTTAGAGATGTTAATTATCAAAATAAACTATTGCAAGAATATATAGAAAAAAATCATGATATAGATTCTACAATGATGAGGCAAATTAGGAGTATAAATAAATCGTTAAATAATTTGATACCTAATTCTGAAGTATCTCGTTCAGTAACATGGAAATTAAAAAAGTTTGAATTCTCTAATATGTTTAGTTACGGTGACAATAATATTGTAAACTTTGAAAAAGCTAAAGATGTTATTGGAATATTCGCTCCTAATCATGCTGGTAAATCTGCTATTTTAGATTCTGTTTCTTTCTGTATTTTTGATAGATGTAGTAGAGGGAAATTAGCTACTGATATTATGAATAATAAAAAGAATAATTTTCATTGTAAGTTAAATTTTGAGATCGATGGTACTGATTATTTTATTGAACGAAAAGCTAAACGTATACTAAAAGGTTGGATGAAAGGTAAAGTTAGAGTTGATGTAGATTTTTGGTATATCGATGAAGAGGGTAATAATATATCTTTGAATGGTGAGCAACGTAGAGAAACCGATAAAAATATTCAAAGTTATTTAGGTCAATATGAAGATTTTATACTTACCGCGTTATCAGTACAAAATAATAATACTGGCTTTATAGATATGTCTCAGCATGAGAAAAAAGACCTTCTTTCTCAATTTTTAGATATTACAGTATTTGATTCTTTATATAGATTAGCTAATGAAGAAATAAGAGATGTTCAAGCGTTATTAAAAGATTTCGGTAGTACAGATTATGCTCAACAATTATTAGACGCTGAGGATAAATTGGAAAAAGATCAAGAACGTCATGGAGAATATGAAGGTCAAAAAGCTACAATTGAAGAAGAAATAAAAAATATACAGAAGCAAGTTCTTATAAAAACTAAATCTTTACATAAACGAGTACCGCTAGATGATATTGATAATTTAGAATTAGAACTTATAGGTTTAAATAATCAAATAGAAACTATAAATACTAGATTGGAATCTGATGAAAAAATAGCTGATGGTAATAAGCTTAAAATAAAAAAAGCTAACGAAGTATTATCAAATTATGATATTGATAAAGTAAATGCGAATTATATTAAATATAATGAAACAATAACTAAAGTTACACAATTAGAGCAAGTACGAGATCGTTTAAGATTAGAAGTTAAGCATAAACTTGAAAAATTAGAAAATAAAAGTGAGTTTGATCCTAATTGTAAGTTTTGTAAAAAAAGAGAAAGTAAATATATCGAGATGTCTAAAACTGTTAAGTTAGATTTAGAACAAGATAAAATTAAAGCTAAAGAAACTTTAGAAGAGCTTTCTATACTTAATTTATTTATTGAAAATAATTCTACTGTAATTGATGACTATAATAAAATTGAAAAATTAAATTCGTTATTAATACAGATCGAAAGAGAAAGAAATGCAGGTAGAATAGCTTATTATCAAGCTAAAGAAAAACGTGATGGGTTTCAAAATAGAGTAAACGAAATAAATAAAAAAATTAAAAAATATCATGCTAATATTAAAGCTATAGAAGAAAATAAAATTATTAATTTAGAGATCAGTAAACTTAATAATACTGAAAGTGAATTACAGATTGAATTAAATAAGGTTTCTTCAAAATGTCAATTATGTTATAGTGATATTAAAGTATTAAAATCTCAAATAAAAAATATAAATGCTCAAATAAAAAAAGCTCATAATTTAGAAACTAAGTTAAAAGCATATGAGTATTATTTAGACGCTATTCAACGAGATGGAATTCCTTACGAAATAATTTCTGATACTCTTCCTTATATAGAAGAAGAAATAAATAATATTTTATCTCAAATAGTAGATTTTAAATTAGAGTTTGACGTAGATGGTAAAAATATTCTTACTTATATAAAATACGGTGAAGATAATAAATGGCCATTAGAAATGACTTCAGGAATGGAAAAGTTTATTTCTTCTTTAGCAGTTAGAGTAGCATTAATTAATATTTCAAGTCTACCGAGACCTACGTTTTTAGCTATAGATGAAGGGTTTGGTAATTTAGATACTAATAATATTAATTCTATAGCTATGTTATTCGATTATTTAAAATTACAATTCGATTTTATAATGATTATATCTCATATCGATATAATGAGAGATATGGTTGACGGTACTATTGAAATTAGTAGAAAAAACGACTTAAGTAACGTTATTTATTAATTTATCGATATTTATATATGATACCTGCGTAAAGTAGGTGGATATACTGGAGATAATAATGCTACAAAGAAGAGTCGGTAAATTAAGACCCGAGTTTAATGAAACTATGCTTATCAATCAAACTACGTTTGATTCAGAGTATTTTAGACTTGATAGTGTTCCTGAAACTTTAACCTCCGGTAAAAATATGTTCAAGATCTATGGTAACAATAGTTTATTAGAAGGAAAATCTGAAATATTAGTTCAAGTTACAGACGTAAATGGATCTCCAATTTATCATCATGTTAATAATTTTGTAGATGCTTCAGGTAGAATAGTTGTTGGTATATGGGTATATCCTGAAACACCTCCTGGATTAGGTAAAATTGAAATAATAGGTATCGCTAAAAGAAGGCCAGATGGTAGATCTATACCTGTTGGATTTCGTAATAAATATAATATAAAGTGGTCAAAAGAATTAGTAGTACAACCTGATGCAGTTAATAAAACTCCTGTTATATTCCAACAAATACCTGGTGTAAAAATATTTGAAAATGAACGAGAGTATTTAACTCAAACTTATGTAGTTGGGTCATCTATAGCTGTTCAAACTCAAGGTACAGTATCTTATACTTATAGTGGCTATGGTGAAGCAACCATAACTATACAAAATGCTAATTTTTCAGCTTCAATGGCTGGAGGATTACTAACTGTAGAAGAACCTGCATTTACATTACCTGGTAATTTAAGTTTAGCTACACCACCTGATGCAGGTAATTTACCAACTTATCAGTCTTACATATCACAAGTAATTAATAGTACAACAGTTAAAGCTGATCCATATGTACTAGCAGTTAATAGTAACGTTAGTCCAGCTGGATTAGGTAGTGCACTAGTAAATGGTAGAACAGCTGTATCAACGGTTCAGACAGCATATCCAGTTACTTCTTTTGGTTCAAGTAATTATAGTATCGAATTTCAACAGGATGCACTATTAGAAAGTGGATCAGCTAACTCTCAATCGTTTGCTAGCGTTACTTTAAAAAATATAGCTCCTATAGCAGGAGCAGTTCATAAAATAAAAACTTATATGAAAAGTGCAGGGTTTGCAGATTTTGATTTAGTAAGTACACAATTACTTCAAGAAAGAGATTTATTAATTGATGTAAATTCTGATCTTGCATTTGATCGTATAGGTGATTATAAGAGTCAAGAAATAATAGATAATTTTTGGGAAGGTGAAACTATAAATCAATCAGTATTAACTCCACATCTTAAACATGATGATTCAATTATGGTTTCATCATTATTTATTACTGGTAGTGATCAACTTAATAATCAAACGGGATATCCAAATGATCCGTTACCTAGCGATCCTTATTTTAAAGTTTACAGTAAACCTGATATTGAGATATATAAAGATAATGAGTATCAATTAAAATTTAGAGTAGCATGCGAAGCTCACCCGGGTCAAGTATCTTCATCATTAATGGATGTTTATGTATCAGGAAGTACATTAGGAAATACTGATGAACGTAATATAGGTAGAAAATTAGTATCGTTAGAAACTGAAAATTTAGCTCCAACTTTTGTAAATAGTGTTGGACAATTTTTAAATATAGCTCAATTAGCTGCTGGACCTGCAGCACCTATAGCAGCACCTTCAATAAATAGACCTATAGCACAACCTGCACTTATTCCAGCTAATTTTAACCCTAATACTATAAGTGAAGTTAATCCTAATTCGCTTCCTTTTCCTGATGAAAGATTATTAGAATTAAGTTTTACACCTACATTCGATAGTGATGTTCATGTTGTTTTCGCAGTATCTAGAGGTAAATGGTATATATCTGATGTTTCAATTGAAGGTGCTAGCGATTTTGGTTTTACACCTAACCATACTTTCTTTGAAATACCTATTCAAACACCTCAAGCAGATGATGTTTTAGATTTTAAATTTGAATTTTATAATAGTGCTGATGAAATAGCTAATGTTGCATTAACTACTCAATCGTTAGATTTTGTAGGTAGTAATCTATTTATAAGCGGTAATAATAATGTATTATCAGGTTCTGTAACTATAGGTGGAGGTATTGTAATGCAAGGGTTTAGAGCGAGTTAAATATGGCTGAAATTAGAACAATAGATTATAAAGGGTTTAATTTTGCAACCGGAAGTAATGGTACATCTGGATTTTTAATTTATTCAGGCTCATTAGAATTAGGAGAAGATATAGGTAGTGTAACATCTTATTCAGGTATAGGTATTGAAGCTATAGGTAATAGTGAATCGTTTTTAAGGTTTAGATCTAAAACTGGCTCAAGTGCTGGTGCGGGTAGTGAATTAGATATAAGAGCATCTAAATTTTTTGTTGGTACTACGGCAGCTCAATTTGTATCAGGGTCAGGTGGTAATATAGAAATATCTTCTTCAAACTTTCACTTGAAGCCAGATGGTGGTTTAATTATTGGAGGTGATACAGTTATAAATGCTTCTTTATCTACTAATGAATTATTTACACCTGCAGGTACTGATGCCAGTGACGCCCGTGCTTTTATTAGTAGTACAGGTGTTGCTAAATTTGCAGGTGATGGAGCTGGTAATTATAAAGTATCATTAGATGGAACAGGTACTTCAACTATAGGTGGTTGGACTATCGGAGACGATAAACTTCAAGGCAATAATATAATTATAAGTTCTTCAGGTGCTATTCAAACTTCAAATTTTGTTTCTTCAGTAGTTGGTGGTCAAGCAGGATCAGGCTATCGAATAGGAGCTGATGGTATTGCTGAATTCGAACAAGCAAGAGTTAGAGGAACTTTATCAACTGCAGTATTTGAAAAAGAAACAGTATCAGCTGTAGGTGGTGCATTGATAGTAGCTAATGCAACAGCAGTAAAATCTGGTTCGTTAATTCGAAGTAATTTAGTAGATCTTACTAATATTGCATCCTTTACATC